ATGCGCATGCGTTCTCCACCACCGCTATAAAAGAATAGGGTGCCAGAGCCCATGTATATACTTTCATTATTTGTTAGGGCTGAACCATTGTAGATACCATTATAGATACTATTTGAATAAAATTTAGTCTTTGCAGTATCAGAACCAACGGTCAATCCACCAGTTGTTACTGTACCGGTAAATGTACCATTTGCTGCTGTTAGATCAAAGGTAGGTGGATGGGTAGCAGTCATCTTTGCTTTACCCTGGAAGATAACATAAAAGTCATCTGCAGAATCAACTGAAGCCGACATAGTAAGTTGGTTTGAACTTACGGTATATGATACACCCGGCTCTTGACGAACGTTATTGACAAATACCTCTATTTCCTGTTCATTTCCAACAGAATGCGTAAGAGTATATGGACCAACAGTACTATTACCTGTCAGGGTCTGTTTGTCTATAGTAGTATATTTTTCCGCCGGAGCGTTTCCTACGTATCCCATTTTTAAACCTTATGTACTAATGTCATCTACGCATGATACCCAGACGTCGCCACTAGATGCTGTATCGGTAACTACTTTTAATGCATCACCTGATTCTACAACAAACTTAGCACCTCCGTCTAATACCTGAAGCGCACCGCCAACTGGAATAGGTGTATCCTTGACAAGATAGATATCATTTGATCCATCATTAATATATACACTTACTGTAATCTGTGAGGTAACAATATTTGATACATGAATACCTACAATTGTATCATATGAATTTGCTGTAAATAAAGTAGCTGCACTAGTGCCAACAGCGTTACTAGTATATCTTCTAAAATTCTGTGCCATATTTTTTTACCCTAAAGTGCTATTGACATTGCAATTGAAAAGCCTCGACTTGCATCACCCAATTCTCTTGCCTGAACATATGCAGAATCTACTAGATTTCCTGCTAAAGTAATTACTTGAGCAGAGTCTGGTAATGCTGCAATTTGATTTGTAATAGTAGTAGCAAAGTTGGAATCATCATTTAAAGCAGCTGCAAGTTCATTTAATGTATTAAGTGCACCAGGCGCACCATCAATTAATACATTAATACCAGAATCAATTAATGAATTAACATTTGCGGAATCTAATACGTTAGGTGTACCAGTAAGAGAACTATACGAATAATCTTGTCTTAACTGTACATAAGAAGAATCAACTAAACTAATTGCTTGGGAAGAATCAATTACAGAAGATACAGTAGTATTTCCTACTGTAAGTGTTCCTGCAATATTTACATTTTCAGCTACATCAAGACCATTTTTGATCTTGAAATCTTTTTGACTAGCCATTCAGTTCACTCTCCCCGATAGGCTTTAATTATAACTTTATTTATATAAATTATTCTGCATCTGCAATGGTTAATTCACCAGCTTCTACCTGACGCATGATTTCCGCGTAGTGGCGGTTGGCTGGGTCGAGGGGTACGGACATTTCAACACCGTCAATGGTGGCTTTTATTCCCGCATTTGCTTCGCTGTGGGCATAATATTGAGCCGATGTAATATTCATTTCTATCATAGTTCAGCATCCATACCAAATATCATACTGGTAGTAATGACCCAATAAGGTTTGTTTATAGTTAATCCAGAATAGTTTCGAGAAACTATAAGGGAATCATTTAGCCCATATTCATAAACAGTAGTATCTATTGAACTGGGGAAGATTGAGGCACCTGCAATCGGGTCTACAAAAGCAGTTCCTGACTTAAGAGTCCCTGTTGGGGTAGCCCTCATTGTCACAGGATACGACAGTTTCCCCGAAACATTTGTCGTAGAATAAGCGTGAACCATTTGAGGTGTTGCTTCTGTATAATACCGCTGACACTTAGCCAACTCATCGCCAAAGCTGCGGTGTTCAAACGGCGTGGCTACGCTGCCGACTTCGAGTTGGACTCCGGTGATTTGAAATGTTGCACCTGCTGTGCCATTTATTTTTGTCTCACCTGTTAGAGCAAACTTGTTTGACCCTGTATTCCAATAGCCCGCAGTGTTTGAGTATGTTGGTCCGGTTCCTAAACTCCAAACAATATCTGATCCTATGCCATTAGTGGTATTCCAAGTGCCTAATGAAGTAGCAGGATAGGTAACTGTCTTATATTCCCAAGTGTTTGCTGAGTTAATCGTGTAGGACGAAACATAATTAGCACTACTGCTTCCTGATGCCCTAAGCGTCACCCCAAATGTTCCTGTTAAGCTAGATTTAACCCAAAAAGACAATGTAACGTCTTTTGCTGATGACGTACCCATTCCTGTTGAAACGTTGTCATAACCTTCAACTGCATACCCGATTCCACCATATTGCTCACCCGTAACAGAAACCGCAGTTGAATTGACTATTTTTAAACTTTTGCTAAATCCTGCGGGAGCATCTGAATCTTGCGTTACTGTATAAGTAGTACCTGCTGCTCCTTCATAAACATTGTATCTATCTAGCGTTATAAAATTAGTGTTAGTACAAGTAAAACTCGTCCCTCGCTGTGCCACCTGCATAGCACCATTGATGACGAGGTTCTTGTTTGCCTGAAACGCCCCATCAGCAATATCGGCAGTGGTTATCTGCGTTCCAGTACCAAGTAGGTTTGCTAGATTACGGGCGTTGCTCATTTACTTACTCCGGCTTTGTAGGCCACACTACATCGTCAAGCGAGGTGTAGCTGTCAGTGATGTCACGCAGTGCCTGACGGTATGCTGTACGCTCGGCGCTCATTGTAAGATCAGACGATGCCCACCAGTCGGTAGCCGCAATCAAGCGGTCACGCTCGGCGCGTAACAGCTTCAAAGGCTCCGCTGCATTAAGCTCGGTTAGCTTTGCGTTGACGGTTGCCCAGCTACATCCCCAGTCAGCTACGTTGCTGCTTTCGATAGCCGAGCCATTTTCGTCAGCGCCCGTAACCTTACGGAACATCTCGTTGAACTCTGCTTCATTTGTTGGCTCACCGCGCAACACCCATTCGGTGATGCCTAGTTCGTTCAGAGCCTCTGCTATTGATGCCATTTTGTTTTTACTCCTATCCTAATCTAAATCCGCAGAAAAATGCTAGCCTACTTTGTGGAAATCCAGTAGTTTTATCTGATCCACTAGATTGTTGCACTTTAAATTCAACTGTATCACCTGCCGATAAATTAGCTATATTTACTTGTCTTACAGCCTGATTTGTAATCGCGGTTGGATTATATACTTCAAATAAATTAGTATGACTTCCGTTAAGAAAAAGAGTAGTAATAATAAATGTGCTGCCACCAATTCCATTTACTGTAACACCTGTACTAAAATGATATAATCCTGCCTGTCCTGAAGGCACTGTAAACACACCATTTGAAACTGAGCTATGAGTATCTAGTTCTTCTGTCCACGACAATGACATGAAAATACCACTTGTTAATGTAGCATCAGCCGACTGACGACAAACAAAGGCTGGGCTGATTGTTTTGCCAGACACATACCCATTAGCATCAATCGTCAGCGCGGTGTTGCTGTTCGTTGGATCTTGGATTTCGGAGACTTTCAATATGCTCGTCATTGTGCAATCTCCATTAGGGTCATTGAACAGAGTTGCGCGTTCCAGTTAGCTGACCAAGTACCCCCAGCGTATGACCTTAAATATAATGTGTAGGTTAATGCGCTAGTGCTAGCAGGAGCGTCCTTAAAGTCATGCGTCACACCGTTGTTATAAGTTGCCATTGGGTTGCCTGATTGCATCCACTGCATATTATAAATGCTGTTATTTGTAGTGGGAGGACCTGAACCAGATAGACCCGCTATATTCGTCCCATTTCTGAATATAGTAGAAACTATATAATCAGTTACAGTTGAACTGCTGAACCAATAATTATAAGTCACAACACCATAGATAATACTACTATTTGTTGTTGGGGTAATTGTAGCTGATACACCGCTATCGATAAAACTGCTTGAGGTAGAGCCAGATACCCCACTTGCTAAACTTGTTCGTGGACTATACACAAACTGAACCACATGACCCGGAATCTGCACACCGTTGCCGCTCGTCTTTTCGGTGATTGTATCAACGTATAGCGTACTCATTGTGCAATCTCCATAAACGTAAATATAGGAGTGGTTGTGGTGCTGTTTTGGTTGTTCGTACCAAAGTATTTTTGCACCGAATTATATGTGGAACCTTGAACAGAAATAGTTTGAGTATTACTCCCCGAGCCTGTCCAAACCCATGAGGCACTGATAGGCATATGAGTCAATGGCTCGTTGATGGTAGAATAGTTGTTGTCACCAGCAAAACCACTGCCCCACACATTCGTTCCGCCTGCCAGTATTCTCATCAAAGAAAGCGAATAACCGCTAGTCCCTGATCCTCTAACTGGAACTACTGAAGAAACATGGATTATATTTCCAGCAGTTGCAGTTAGACTAAAGGTAAAGAAGTCTGTCCAAGTTGCTGTGGCAACAGCGATACTAATGCCTGCGTTCTGTACCCTTTGAACCTGAACCACACTACCCGCTGGCATCGTTGCGCCATTTGGTATGGTGACACTGTTTGGAAACGATGGCTTGCCTGTGCTTGCGTCAATCGTAATAGCACCTGTCCCAGCGGCGTTATTGATTTGGTCTACATTTAATATCGAAGCCATATATGTCTCACAGTATTGTTAAATTTCCATCAACTGTAATAGTTACACTGCTATTTATAGTCAATGGACCGATAGCTAATGCGTTCTCTGCACTATCTATAGTAGTATCTTGAGTTACAGTTTGATTATTTGTTCTAAAGACTGCTGTATGTACAGTTGTAGCTGTTGTCTGATAATTTGGTGCTGTAAGTCCTCCTGTAAAGGTACCGCCAGTCGATGCTGCTACAACATCCGAAAATGTCTGATCTCTATAAGAGATAATGACTAATTCATCACCTGTTGTTGCACCACTAACTAAAGTAACTGTATCACCACCACTAACAGTATAATCTGTTTCATCCAAATGTGCTCCATTTAGAAATACATTTACAATCGAACCTGAAAATGAAAGGATAGCACTATTAACATCAGAACCTGTAAAGACTGTTTGTCCGGAAGTTGCTACATATTTAAAACGTATAACATTAGTATAACTTGATGGTGTATCAATTGATCTACCAAGATATCTGACAATGATTACATCACCATTTGCAGGTGCAGAACTAAATGTTAGAGTATTTGCACCTGCTACATAAGCTGCACTTGCACCTGGTTCTTGTACTACGTTACCAATAGTAACTAGAATCGATTCACCATCTGGTACTGTTTGTGTTAGACCAAATGCAGTAGTTGAACCATCACCAGTAAATCTCTGGGAAGCTATAGTACCATAATTTGGCTCTGATCCTATATATGCCATTAATTATTCTCCAATGCCGTAATACGGGCTTCAAGTTCTTGTATCGTTTTAACTAGTAATGGTACTAGTTTCGATTGGTCAATGCCTTGGTACACAGGATTGCCATCGTCATCTACCTCATTATGTGTGCCGGTGACAGCCTCTGGAACAACGGCCTGTACCTCGTGAGCAAGGAAGCCATCGACTGTGTTGTCTGCGTTAGCAATAAAGTTAAACCGCACAGGATTGAGTTGCTTGAGGCGTGTGGTTGCATCCCAAGTTGCCGTTACATTTTCCTTCAGGCGGTAGTCGGATGAGGTGTTGTAAGATGTTGCTGAAGTTGTGACTGTAATACTTCCAACAAAATTTCCAGCAGGCTGGGAATAAAATTGTATGGCAGTACCACCACCACTGCCCTGTTGCCAAATCCTCAAAATAGTGCCGCTTGTACCAGCAAAACCAATACCACCCGAACCGCTACCTGTTGCAACACTTAACTTTTCCCCACTACCTACAACATCAGAAGTAGCATTTATCCTTACAGAACCGCTGCTGTCGAAAATAACCCTAGACACAGCACCTGTTTGGGCATCGTTTTGCGTTTGAAATTGTAAGGCACCATTACCTAGCCTGATTTGATAATTTTCATTTGCATTACCGTCTGTTTCTTTTAACCAGATTGTAGGTGTATTTCCAGACAAACCTAGCTGTTGATAATCACTATTGTGAATAAACAAACTGTGTGTTGTGTTGGTTGTCGTGCCAATGCCGACTTTGCCACCACTGTCGATGCGCATGCGTTCATAACCACTTGTATAGTATCGCTGGCTGCCGCCACCTTCTACGAAAATAACACTATCTTGACTATTTCCGGTACCGGTTACTAACGAGCCTGATCCAAAGTAAACACCGTGAGATCCGTTCCAACACTCGATCATACCACCATCTGGCCCAGAAGCCCGTATTTTACCTGAATTGCCGTCTGTTATTTCTAGCTGCCGGCCCGGCGAATTCGTTCCAATCCCAATTCTGCCCGTTTCCAAGATAGCAATTGCAGGGTTACTAAAGGTGGTTCCCCCGACGGTTGTTGAAGGAGTTATTTCAAAACCATTGTTAATATTATACTGCGAACCAATTAAGTAGTTATATCTGTTGGGTGAAGCATGGTTATCTTTAAATAATACTGCTCTACCAGAACCTTGCGGTGCACCAAAAATTGCAGCAAAGGACGCACTGCCACGATCTACTTCTAATTTTGCGCCCGGATCAGTAGTACCAATACCGACATTAGTAGAATTGTCGATATGAATAGCCATACCGCCACCAACATGAAATTCTAACGGACTTACATTAGCCGCGCCTTCAGGATTTACTATTTTACTAAAATTTAATCCATCAGCTCTATATAAAAAAACGTCATCACTAAATGTTCCTGTTGTAGCAGCAAGAGGATTATTAGGATGATGTTCTAAGACACGTGTTACCTCTGCCAAGCCCCGGTATATTACATAGATGTTTCCGGTACCACTTGGCGGTGCTTCGTCAAATGTTAGACTAGTACCATTTGCAGTATAGGATTTACCTACGCCTGGCTCCTGCTGTACATTTGATACAAAAACCTCAAGTTCTTCACTTACGTTAACAGAACGGTTTAACGTAAATACGGTAGTTGAACCATCACCATTAAAGCTTTGGCTAGTTGGTCTTGATAATACCTGTTGAACTGGAGATCCGATATATGCCATTATTCAGCTTCCTGTATTGTTAATTCGCCAGCTTCTACCTGACGCATAATTTCTGCGTAGTGGCGGTTGGCAGGGTTGAGGGGTACTGACATAGTTTTTTCATTAATAACTATTTCAATACAACTACTGATACCATCTTTTGCAATATATTTAGCTGATGTAATATTTAATTCATTTTCCATTTTTTATATCTCCGCATCGGCAACATAATGTAATCTATAACGCCTACTAACTGATGAGCCGGGATTAAACTGAAAACCATTATCTCTGATTGCACTTACAGTTATAGTCATGTAGGCGGCAGCATTATCTGCTCTTTGAGCCGAAGAAGTAGCAGTGCCGTTTTTTCGATATATTGTTAAAGTGGGGGTAGCTCTCATAGTCTGCTTGAAGTGAATATTTACATCATCTAGGAGGTCGATAGGAATGAATCCATGGGATCCCGAACCAAGATTCTCGCCTGCATAATTTGTGTATGGGTATGATTTTTGATAATACCGCTGACACCTAGCCAACTCATCGCCAAAGCTGCGGTGTTCAAACGGCGTGGCTGTGTCGCCTAATTCAAGCTGGATGCCTGTGATGTAAAACTCATTACTGGTGCTTGATACAAGATTGCCAATATCATTTCTATAATCTTTTCTGGTTGTTGACCAAGCCGTACTGTCTGATGCCGCCGCATAAGTGCCACTAGAGTCGCCAGCTACAACAAATTTTACACTAAGACCGTTGCCATTATCATTATTAATAGTTGCAGAGGAACTGCCCGGAATTGTTACGCTGTATCTTGCCCAAGAAGATGTTGGGGTTTTACTTACAACATAGTATTCTTGTGTTCCGTCAATCGTTGCAAGTGCTAGAGTAATTGGACCAGTAAAATTAACCGCTTTCATGTACCAAGAAATAGTTATTGTTTTAGCACTTGAAGTACCATACCCAAATTGTTGAAGATTTTGCGCTTCCATATAATGGGTTAGATATATTTGCTCAGTTCCGGTGTGTGAGGCGTCAGCAGTGCTACAAGCTAGTTTAACAGAGGAGGCAAACCCGTCTGGGGCATCTGTGCTTTGAGAAAAATCTAACGCTCCTCCGGGAGCCGCATTAAAGTTCAAATACCACCTATCAAGCGTTGAATAGCCTTCGTTACTACTATCAGAAACAGTTATAGGACCACTGCTCCTCTGTGCCACTTGCATCGCGCCATTGATAATCAGATTTCTATTTGTAAGAATCTGATCTGTTACCTTTGGAACAGTAATAGCATCGTCTGCAATACTGTTAGTGGTAATGGTGCTAAGAGGCATTTATTTACTCCGGTAATTCCTGTTTGTCTTCTACTTGTTCTTCTGTTAGTGCCATCGTTTATCTCCTGTGATGGTTGGACTGCAGCTGGTTAAGTCATATACATTACTGTAAAATCTATGCGAGTTCCTGAAGCGCCATTACAAGGAACAAGACTACCGGTGCCGTAGTAAAACATTATATTGTCTGCGCCGTTTTCAACTACAGGTCGGAGGTTGTCGGCATAAGTGCTGTTAAGGCTGTGGTAACCCGCAGAGCCGTTACCTGCGTAATAACTGGAAATGGAGGAGACAAATGGTAGTGTAAGGTTGAGGTTGTTGGTATTTGTCGAACTAATATTTACTGAGGCAGAAGCGTAAACCAAACGCCCTATCTTGGTGTAATTAGCCCTGTTTGTTGTTATTGTCGCTTGACCATGACGTTCCTGAACCGTCCAAGTCCCCTCCTCATAGTCATCCAGCGCATTTGCCGCAGCGGTGTCTCCGTTGAAGGTAATACCATTTGGTGTAATTGCTACTCGTTCAGAAACAGTGCCGCCAGTTCCAACGTGAATAGCTAAGCCGTGATTGTCTTGACGTAAAGTTGAATAGTAATTTCCCGGGGTATATCTAGATATTTTCAGACCATCTACTGCTGTACTAGCTGTAAAGATCTCTAACTTTGCACCAGATGGCGAATTCGTACCAATGCCTACGACGCCGCTGCTGTCGATGCGCATACGTTCTGCGCCAGAAGATGTTCCGGTAAAAAACGCCATATCGCCATTGCTTTGAGTGGCAATAGTTCCATTTCCAACAGTGCTACCACCGTTTAAAACCTCAAAGTAAATGCCGGAACCAGCCGCCGCATTAGCGTTGTTTCTTACATTAACTCGTGTTGCGCCGCTGCCGTCTTCTACTGCAAGCCGAAATGAAGGGGTTGAACTACCAATGCCAACGTTACCGCTGCTGTTGATGCGCATGCGCTCATAAACAGTGTTTGATGAAGCGGTGTTAAAACTTAAATAATAAGCATTAGCACTGGTTAAGTCTGGATGTGCGCCAACTTGGATTTGACCCGTGGTTGGATTAACTGTAATGCCAGCTTTATTGTCTCCGTTATAGTTGATCGCCAATCCAGTGTCGCCTGATAACGGTGCCTCAATCGTTAGCGCTTCGTTTGGCGAACTCGTCCCAATACCTACCCGACCGTTTGTACTATCGATGTATAATGGGGATTTATCAATATCGCTTAAAGCCATTAAGTAATCTCCAGAACCGATACGATTACATCAGCAGCTGATGCCTGACTTGCTGTTACTTTTAATACATCAGAAGCATTCATAACAATCTTTTGATCTCCACCAACAGCAACTAGTGCACCACCTACAGGTACTGGTGCATCCTTTAGAATATAAACATTATCACCGTCGTTATTTTCAAGTTGAATATCTACTGTAATTCCTACAGTTAATATATTTGATATATTCAAACCGATAATCGTAGTTGCTGTTGCAGAAGGAACAGTATAAATGGTTGCAGCACTTGTACCTACTGCGGTATCTGTAAATGTTCTAAATGTGTTTGCCATTTCCTAACCTTTATCCTAATGCAATAGCATAAGCAAGGCCGTCACCATCGGGTTCAGGTGCCCTTGCTAGTATATATGCTGAATCAATAAGTTGCGTTGTAAGAGCTGAGTCGATTAACTTATCGTCCGTTGTAATTAACCTAGCTGAACTATAATAAGGGGCTTTATTAAATACCCAATTATCACCAGCTGAGGCATATGTTAATGTTGCACTCGCCCCGTTAATTGTAATACCTGCACCATCAGCAGCTGCAGCATTTGCAGCAGAATCAGCAAGTACTATATTCTTATCATTAATTGTTAATGTAGTTGAATTAATAGTAGTTGTAGTACCATTAACCTGTAAATTTCCTGATAATGTTAAATCTGCAAAAGTAACATTATCTGAAGTCTGTAGATTCTGATTTGTTTTTACTCTTGCTCTTACATATGCAGAGTCAATCAAATTAATAGCTTCGGCTGAATCAAGGAAGTCGGTCTGCCTTGCCTGTACATATGCAGAGTCAGCAATACTAGTTATAAATGCAGAATCTCTTTGTAGATCAACTTGTCTTGCCTGAACATACGCACTATCGATAAGCGACGTCGCTCGCGAAGAATCAAGTAAGGCAGTACCTCCAGTTAGAAAACTAGATGCAGTAACTGACCCAGTAAGAACTACATTACCACTACTATCAACAGTAAGGGTACTGGAGAACTGGGATAGTTCAGTTGCTTTTGTTGTTGCCATTCTTTACTCCGAGATCTATATCTCTATTTATCTAGTTTTATAATATTATTCCGGTTTAGGAAATCTAGTCTTTACCTCTAAAACCCTTTGTCTCATTATCTCTGAATCTTCTCCACCTTTCCAGAATGCATCAAGTTGATCTTCTAAAGATGGATAATTCATTTTACGCATTGTATAACACTCTTGAAGCTGTGCTTCCGTTGGGATTTGATGAGTAGGATCAAGATACCAATTTTCTGGTAATTCTTCATTTGGTATATCTGGTGGTAATTCTTCGTTCATTTTTTATCCCTATTAAGTAATAGTAAGTTGTGTATAGTTTCCAGAATAATAACTTGGGGTTGATGTACCTAAGTATTCTGTTACTTTATTTCTAATGGCTATATTTGAACCTGCAACCTGTGCATAAGTATGTAGGGTTTTACCCCCAGAATAATTTCCGTTCCCACTTTCATCTATCTTCAAAAGTAAGGGATAACTAGGATCGCTGGAATTAGCAATAGTTAATCCACTATTAGGATAATATAAATTACATGTATATGTTATGCCATAATAATTCCATCCCATGTATAAATCTTTTAGATACCTTGCAGTCATGGCGCTACTATCTGATGTCGTGGTGTAACCCCCACCAACACCACTCGTAAACATAATTTCAATTTCTTTATAAACTGCTCTTGTCGCATGTGTTGGATTATTTGTAAAAAATAGAACAACTTTTCCCCCCTGTCCGTCCGCATTATAATATCTAGCGTATAGATTTATTCTAAACCAGTGACTCATAGTTCCCGATGACTGATAGTTAGAGATACCAGCAACCTCATGTATAATATAATGTGTATTACTATTAGTCGACGGTGCTTTATATATAGTTTGTTCTGGGCCTATACTAAAAGACATTATTTAGCCTCCAATTCTGTAATTCTATTTTTTAACATATCTATCTCTTTTAGTGCATCTTGTAATGCAGCAACAATGACTGGGGTAATTCTACCATAGTCCATTGACCAAGTATCATTTTCTTCCTGACCTTGTGACACTGCTTCAGGTACAATATCTCGCATTTCTTGAGCGATGAAACCGTGCACTTTTGTTTTGTTTTCATCTTCTATGAAATTGAATGTAGATGGTTTCATCGCAAGCAGCTTTTCTTTACCATCTGTAATCAATCCGATATTTTCTTTGAGTCTACGGTCAGATGTGGTGTTGTATGTTGTACCAGCTGCATCTGTTGTTATAGTACCTTTATTTCCACCAGAGTTTGTGAAAACAATATGCGTTCCGCTGGCGGCCGAACGCTCTGACCGCATATCACCAAGCAAGTCTAGTTTGTAGCCAAGCGTTGTTGTTCGTCCGATTAAGACCCTGCCGTTGGAGTCAATACGCATACGTTCTGTACCGCCAATATCAAACGCCAATGGTTCTGACGCAAATGTTCGGATAGACCAAGTTGGATTGGCTACAGTTGCATCATCAACATCAACAACAAAACCGCCGCCGCCTGTTGTTGTTAAACGTATATTTTCATCTGAGGCACTACTAACATTTCCACGAATTGTTCCTTCAACGTGCAATGCGTCAAAAGGCGAACTCGCCCCAATGCCCACTTTGCCATCACTGTTAATAAACAAAGACTGTTGTCCACCACCAGTGGTATAAAAATTATGGCTAGCGGAATAATAATTCATTGCTCCATAACTACTAGTAGCTCTATTATATCTTTGAATAATTCCAGCGCCAATTTCAATATTATCATTACCATCTTCAGAGACAACTAAAGTATATACTGGACTCGACGTCCCAATGCCCACGTTACCTGCGCCTTGAACAACAAAATCAGTGTTTCCGTTATAATCAAGGACACTAAAGTTTGGAGCAGCATTGTTTGCACCACCCTGCACAGTTAACGATGGGCTATCACCACCGGTACTTGTGTTTCTGAAGAAACCAGTGGGGACTGTACTACTAGCATTTGTGACTTCTAGCTTTCCGTTGGTTGGCGAACTCGTCCCAATACCCACGTTTCCGCTGCTGTCGATGCGGAGGCGTTCTGTATTGTTAGTGCCAATAATCAATGGATGATTGGCTCTTTGCATGACTTCGGCTGAACCATTTGACAACTGGTTGATATCAAATGAGTCAGTTAAAAATGTGGTGTTGTTTCCCCTAATGGAAACATATGCGCTTTGTCCAGCTATAGCCTTAACTGTTCCTATAGCCGCACCAGAACTAGGTGAAACAGTCAGCCCATCAGCCGTCACAGTGCCGGTGACATCTAAGGCAGTGCTTGGCGAACTCGTCCCAATGCCCACGTTACCAGTGCTGTTTATAACTAATTTATTAGCACCGTTATTTAAAACTCTAAATAAACCAGTATTATCGTTACCTATTTCCCAACTTGAATTAGTTGTGGTTTCACGAAGCTGAAGAGAAACATCAGAGCCTTCTAAATTTAGCGACCTTACAAATCCCGTTGCGCTAGCGGTATTTCCACCAATACCTACGTTTTTATTAAATGACCAAGCATCACTAGCTGATGCATATGTAATAGTTGCACTGGCACCATCTACTGTAATACCTGCTCCATTAGCTGCAGTTGCATTTGCTGCACCACTTGCTAATGTAATATTAAGATCATCAACTTCCAACGTTGTACTATTAATAGTAGTAGTTGTACCATCAACTTGTAGATTACCTGCAACAATTAATGTTCCAGTATTATCACCGACTGCTGCTGGATCGATTGTAAAGGTAGCAGGACCAGCAATATAACCTGTAGTAGTAATATTTCCAGTAGATATATTTCCTAAATTTGCTGCTAATTTAGCATTAATAGATTCATTTACATGATTATCTGCATCAGTATGAAAATTAGATCTTCTTAATTTAGTAGCCATTATGCAATCACCTGTATTTTTCTAAGCTTAGTGCTAGTATTGGTTTTTGTTGGTGAAAATTTTAATCGAATTAAATCACCTACTACATCTGCATCAAATGTTCCTAAACTAGAATCTAATAATATTTGAGCATATGTAGTCATTGCAACGGTTGATCCATTATGTGTTAACAAAATTTCTTCTGCATGATAAGAGCTGCTAGAATCGTGTTCAATCTGTGCAACATATTTAACAGTTCTATATTGAGTTTTCGAAAATGTATCTACGATTTGATCTACAGTTGTTGTAGATAAATCACTATCAACTATTGCAATTCCCGGATTAACAAGAGTTGCTGCAGCCAATGATACTATTTCTAAAGTATCTCCATTATCAATTGCGTTAATTAAAACTACAGATGTACCACTAGTAGCAGTATAATCTAATCCATTTACTAATCTAGCACCATTGACATATACTTCTAATTTACCTACATCATATGTAAGTGAATTACCATTTATATCTGTACCACTAAATGCTGTAGTTGAAGATGATGGTTGGTATACATAATTCTGATAATCCCTAAGTGACACATTAGCAGAGAAGTGATTAAACACTCTCATTTCAATTTCGTCACCAGTAACAGGTGCAGAATCTAAAGTAATAACTGATCCAGTTAAGCTATATGTATCGGCTTGCTGGACAACACCGTTAATTGAAATAATTACATTATTTTCATCTGATGGTTCAGTTGATAAAGTAAATGTTGTAGTAGAACTATCACCAGTATAAAGATTATTTGATGCCGTTAAAGTTGTACCAGTAACAAGTCCACCACCTCCAGCACCGCCGGTAGAAGTAATTGTAATTTCATCTGATGCAGCGGTCGTTGAAAGTGTAATACCAGAACCAGCAACTAATGTTAACGTATCACTAGTACTATCTGCAATTACATCCGATTGACCAGCTATTGAAATTGTACTAAATGTATTAACCGAAGAAGTAGATGATTGGCGTGCTTGTACATATGCAGAATCAATTAGATTAATAACTTCAGCTGAATCAACAGAATTTGCTTGAATTAAAGCAATTGTTGCTGCAGAATCTACACCAGCTGCTGCAGAAGTAAAGGTAATAGTATCAGTAGCAGCATTAGTAGTAATGGTCATACCAGTACCAGCAACTAATGTCAGTGTATCAGCTACAAGATCTGCTACTACATCAGATTGACCAGAAACTGAGATTGTTTTAAAGATAGGATCAGTGCCGCCAGTAATAGACTGTCTAGCCTGTACATAAGCAGAATCAATAAGATTAATAACTTCACCGGAATCTAAGAAATCGTATGTAATTTGCCTTGCTTGTACGTACGCAGAATCAATAAGATTAATTGCTTCACTCGAGTCTAGGAAGTCATAGGTAATCTGTCTTGCCTGTACCCAAGAAGAATCTACTAGCTCATTATTTAATGTAAGATTAGTAAATGTGGCAGAATCGGCATTAACAGTACCTGTAACTGTAATACCAGTAGCTGATGTTTCTAATTTAACACTATTGTCATGGTATAAAGCTACTTTACTATTATTATATAATCGAATATAGTATTCACCAGATCCGTTTTCAAATCTAATGTTACCACCTTGTAAGACAAGATCTCCAGTACCGCCTTCGGTAATAAATGAGTTAGTACCATTACTATAGATTTGAAGATCAGTATTGTTTCCAAATATTAGTTTTTCATTATCTAAATAATTAACGGTTTTGATATAATCAGAATCAACAACACCAGTAATAAATGCGGAATCTCTCTGTAGATCAACTTGTCTTGCCTGAACATATGCTGAGTCGACTAATGTTGATACTCTTGCGTCTGTATAGTATAGATTACTACCTTCAGTAATATGATCAGTTGTACCAGGAATAGTAAATACACCTGTACTACTATTATATGCCTGGGATCCAGCCGTACCTAAAGATACGCTCGCGCGAGCCCGCGTGTCCGTGTAATATAAATTAGTTGAACCTTCAGTAAGATCGTCTGTATCAAATCCAGTTAAATTACGGGAATTTGTTTGTACAGCATTACCCATATACCCATGTGCTGAACATTGGTAATGAAGTACGGAAGGTGTAGAATCACTGATTGTAATTTCTGTATATGCGCCGGCACTTCCAGGTGTACCATTGGTTGTAACACCAGTTGTATAAGAAGCAGTCTTTGCTGCATCATAATAAAATAATAGCGGATGACCACCATTAGTAGAATCCGATTGGTCGAATCTATATGTTCTTCCAGGTACTAATGTAAGAAAAGGTGAAAAGACACCATCGATTTTATATCCAGATCCAGATCCGGTACCATTATATCGATGTGTAGCATCTTTACTGGCAACAACAACTGTATAGGTAATTGTTGTAGAATGGGGAAATTGTAGGTAGCTATTAGAAGCAATCTTTTGTATTAAGTTAGAACTATTTTTATAATAGATTACACCGTCTTCATAGTTAATAGCTAATTCGCCATAAGCTAGATCTGAAGTACCAGGTACTCTACTCGCAACAGAAGACTTTTTAAGTTTAAAAATAGTTGTTGACATTGTCAGTCCTTAAAAAAGGTAATATAGAAGAAGTAAAAACTTCTTATCAATTACTAGTATACACCACCATCAAGTTCAAAGATCGTTACAAATCCTGATGTAACAGTCATCTGATCAGAATCAAAGAAAGCTGCACCAGGATTGCTAACTGTTGCAAGCTCAACGTCGATCTGTAAAGTATTTGCGCTGTCGTCATATGTAAGATCAATTGCTTCACCTGCTAATAAGAGGTTACTTAGTCGATCATCAACACGTTCGTCTGTATAATAAAGATTAGAACCTTCTGTTAGGTCATCGGTTGTATAATTATCAAGAATATTGGTAACACCGCCACCAGGAGTCGTAAATGGGCGATTGATCTGGATTGTATCAGAAGCTGATTTATAAAGGAATGTAACTGGATTTGCAGGACCGTTAATAGTAAAACCAGCATTGTTTGCATCAGCTGAATCTACTGCAGAATCTGCAAGAACAAGATTTTTGTCATTAATAGAAACTGCAGTCGAATTAACAATTGTTTGTGTACCTTCGACTTTCAAGTTACCAAGAATAACTAATGTTCCAGAATCACCTACTGGATTTGGATCAATTGTTAATGTATCACCAGACTTACTTGAAATTAAGTTAATACCATCCAATGATAATTCTGCAGAATCAAGTGTCATCCTTAAGACGCCACCTGTAAAGAATTTTAGTGCATCGGAATCTGCGCCAGCGGCATTTTCAGCAGTAATTTTTGTGTCTTGGTCAACGTCAATAATTCCACCAAGACTGTTCCAAGAAGTACCATGATAACCTTCAAAGGCTGCAAGTGTAGTATTAAAGCGAATTTGTCCGGTAACGGGAGTAGGACGATCACCAGTAGAACCAGCTGGAATTTGTAAAGAGCTGGTTGTATTAATAATAAAGTCTGTACCATCGAACGTCAGATTAGTATCGTCTTCGAGCGCACCACTAGCTCCAGCAAGAACAATACGATTATCTGTTAAATCACTAACTGTTAGGGTAGAAGCAATAATCTCGCCAGTACCATCGGGAGTAATTGTAATATTACCGTTGGTGTTTGTTGAGGTAATAGCATTGCCGTCGATAGTAATATTATCAACGTTCAATACGTCAATTTTATTACTAGCATCGGTAATAATAGCACTTGATGCTGTTAGTGTACCAGGTACATGGTCTAACTTATCAGTAAAATATTTACCACCTATAACGTCTAAGGTAAGAGCGTCACCATTCGAATCAACGCCGCCGGTTCCTACATATAATCTATCACCACCGTTGGATTGAGTACCGCCAAGATAGGTATACGCGAGTTCACCTAGCTTGAGGGTAGTTGGAGATCCCGTGGTGCCGGATCTCTTAATTCGAATTATTGTGGCCATTAGAAGTTGCCCCCGTTAACTAATTGCTTATCTAAATTTAATGTTGCTTCGAAGTTTGAAGTGGTAGCATTATAAACGAGTACACTTCCATCTTGTTTTCCAGATGTATTTACTCCGTCGATACTATTAATACTAAATGAACCACCAGTTACTCGTCTTACTGGTGTTCCTATTTTAACTTGTTTAACAATTGTAGTCTGATCGGTCGATATAACCTTTACTTTTGAAGCTTCTTGAGAAGATGTAACTTTAACTGTCATTCTTTCCTCTATTTAGTAACAGATGGTGTAACTAAAATTTTTCCTTCTAGTATTCTTTCGACAATTGTACTGCCGGCGCTATCAACAAAGGAAAGTTCTACATCATATACATATCGCCCTGATTTTAAATTATCTGTTTGGGTATTGGTAAGTGATAGAGTAACAATCCCATCAGTAGGTGGTGTAGAAACAATTGATGTAAAATTAGTTGTGTCTGAACTATCACTGTTGTAAGTCTTTTTCATCTTAGCAGAAACAGAATAGTTTGTCAAATTTTTAGTAGCATTCAAAGCATCAACAACATGGATCTCAATTGCCACGTCCGTACCTTGATCAATTGTAAAATCTTCGTATTGAGCCATGTTGATAAATTATCCTTTATTTTCTTTATTTATAAAAGAATGCTGCTTAGTATTTATAAACGATCGATAAATAACCTTTGATTGAAATGTTATTTGGTCTTAAAAAATGAATATAGTATGCACTAGTAAACCTTGTGATGGTTTGCTTTATTACAGTTATGAATATTGTTGTTATCTAAATTCAATTGGCGTAAAATGTCACTTGGTAATTGTAACACATCCTCATTTTAAAGCTGAAGATTACTTCGACGCTATCACCAAAAAGTACACATCATTTAATAATATCATTTTTAATGATATGGCAATGGATGGTGTTACCTTGATTATGGGTAGAAGTATGATGACACATGGTTTTCTAAATCGGGAAAATTATAGTAGCGACCAGTTGCTTTTATTACATTTACTTTTTAAAGGAAAGGTACTTGCTGTATACTCAGAAAATCATAAGATAGAATACTATAATGCTCTTTCTTATTTTGTACCAGAATTAGTAGTAGATCTTTGTGACTATGAGGTGTATCCATATGGTGAAGGAAAGCCATTCGAAAAACGAATATATTTTGATGTACATAAACCAATTGAAAATGATATCCAATTTAAGTATCTTTTCAATGGTACCAATAACGATTACTATAGTGCTGCAGAATCTGTATTACACAAGTACGAATCACATGGCATTTTGATATATGATATTGGCGTAGTAAATTATCAGAATAATCATATTATTGTACCAGTTGATAATTTACTTGGTATCTTCGATTCGTATGTGTACACTAAAGGTATAAATGATCCTGCACCCCGTATTATACAGGAGTGTAAATACTACAATAAACCTATCATATTTGAAGCCATGAATAAAGGCGCTGAAATATATTACAAAAGAAAAATTGAAAAGCCTAATGTGGAGAATATTGTAAATGAATTATAATGGATGGGATAGAGAATACCTAGAAAATAAAGATGCCTATTCAGATCTTTTTCATAAAGTAATGCAAGAAGATAATGATAGCAATGTAGAATTTCTAGAAGAACGTATTGCGCAATATTCAGATAGAAGTTACGCGGTAGCCGTAAATAGCGCTACTGATGCACTTTACTATTCGTTGCTATGCTATGATATTGGTCCAGGTGATGAGGTATTAGTAAGTGATTTTTCTTGGATATCGTCAGCATCCTGTATTACTAGAACAGGCGCTACGCCGGTCTTTTGTGATATTGATTTAGATTCATATCACATATCATTCCCAGAGATCAAGAAAAGAACAACCAAAAAAACCAAGGCATTAATATACACCCATCTTTTTGGTAACATGACCGATACATCTGAAATCTTACAATATTGCAAAGACAATGATATTGTCTTTATTGAAGATGCTGCACAGTCATTAGGATCAAGTCTGAATGGTGTAAAGGCCGGATCGATTGGAGATATAAGTTCTTATAGCTTTAATAATAATAAGGTCATTGCTGGTATATCTGGTGGTGGCATGCTTATGACCAATAACAAAAATAAAGCAGAATATGTAAGGAAATTAAGAAAGCATGGTAAAGGAAATGACTTTGAATTCCTAGGATATAATTCTAAAATGTTTTATATGAATGCTGCATTTATTAATTTCCGTTTAGATAAAATGGATGAATGGCAAACTAAGCGTCAAAAAATAGCTTCGGAATATGAGTACGTACTAAATGATCTTCCAGTATCAATACAAAAATGTAGTAATGGGCTAAACCATAACTATCATAAGTATACTGTTCGTTTTGAAAATAAAGATATCAGAGATCGTGTTAGAAATAGGTTAAAAGCACAAGTACATTATGAAAAAACTATATCTGAAAATAGTATGTATAGCGGCCCAGTTAGGACAACCTCTTTACTAGTAAGTAAATCCATATTGTCTTTACCCATTCATCCATGGCTAACTAGTGAAGAGATAAATAAAATCCTAATAGAAATAGAATCGGTATTCTTATGATATCATATAATGAACTAAGTATTGGTTATCCTTCAATAGATCTATACCTATCAATGTCATGCAATAAGTCTTGCCATTATTGTACTGCGTGGACACTTGAAATGAGAAATCTAACTGTTGATATGGATTTCCTACGAGAAACCCTAGATTATTTTAAAAATTATAAAGCTAAGTTTAATCTTCTTGGAGGAGAGCCTGGTTTAATTAAAAATCTAGATGAGGTTATTTCTGAAATAAAAAAAAACGATAAACATATTCCTGCAGTATTATCTAATTCATTTGTAAGAAAAAAATATCCATTTGTATTAGAAGATCCTACAATTTTTTATATGGAACATTTAGTATTAGATTTTTACGGGGATAAAATGGAAAAACTAGGCAATTACGATTTCTTCGAAAAAAATGACAAGAATAACTATAATATCGTAATTCAAACTCCTGGCTATTTTGAATATAGAAAAAATTATGATTTAAGATATATTGATCATGACAATACCATACTCAAAGCATATAATTCAAGGTCTCCCACTTTTAACAGATTGGAACAAGACCCTGAGGAAAAAAGAAGGATCTGTGCTGCATTTCCATCAGTACCGGTAATTGATTTCGAAATCAAAAAAATAAGACATTGTAGCAAAAAAGTAATTAATGGCTCTCGCCAATATGAAATTAGTCAAGAGAATGTCGATAAGATGATGAACTATCAACTTTTTGAATTTGAAGAATATTGTAAGGTATGTACTGAAAAAATACCAAAAATAAATAGGGAAATGCTTTTAAGTATTTTAGCTGCATCAGGACCTAGTTTATGAAAAAGCTAATTGTTTCAGGTTGCAGCTGGTGTGATACAAAATTTGAGTCGGTGTTCCATCCGGAGCTAGATTGCTCTTGGCCAAAATGGCCAGAAATGTTGGCCGAAAAATTAGGAATGGAATGCATTAACCTAGGTAAGGGAGGTTCTGGCTCTGAATACATATATAATAGCTTATTAGAAACAGTACCTCATACTAGTAATATTGGTTTAGTAATTGCGGCTTGGTCAAAATCAGAAAGACGTGATTGGCAAAAACAGAATAAAACTTGGAATAATGAAAGATTTGATATAAAGGGGACAAATGAATATTGGATCCAAAGACAAATAAGATATTATTATAGTTTTCAAATATTATGTGAATATATTAAAGTACCATATAAACAAGTTCAAATGTTAAGTCCAACACAGTATGGGGATGGTAGTGGAATTGGTAATAGAAGGGCTTTAGTTTCCTTTGAAACTAGCGTAATTATTGATTTAATCAACGAAGATAATTTTATAGGTTGGCCAATATTTAAAGAAATTGGAGGTTTTAATATTCAAAATAAAATAGTACATAAACCAGACAGGCGTTTTGAAATATCTAATGAAGATGCTCACCCAAATAAAAAAGGACAAGAATTAATAGCGGATTTTATGTATGAAAATATTTAGTATAGCCCTAGGTCCACATGATCATAATACATATGATGGGATGTTCCATAATCAAATAGAAAGATATAGCCGAAAAAAACATAATGTTCCATGGCATGTTGATGTATATCCACATCATTCCGAAGCATCAAGAATGAATAAAAAAGATACAAAATATACTAGAAAATTTTATGACGAATATTTCAAACCAGATAATCATGAAGTTCTAGCATTTACTATAACTGTAGGCGGAATAGAATCAATACCTTATCATAATATAGAAAAAGAATTTTTAGAATTTAAGCCTTCTACGTTGTGGGATTATAAATTAATCGGTAACAAATACTATATTGACCATCATCAATCACATGCAGCATATGCACTTCTTAGTTCAGGATATAAAGAATCAGATATCTTAGCAATCGATGGTCGTGGATGGAACT